GAGAAGAAAGACAGGGGGGGTAGCCGTCTTGGCTAAAAAAACGCCTTGAGACTTATTGCCTTTTTGTACGTTACAGCGCTTGCAACAGGCCACCGCGTTATCAAAACTAAGTACCAGCTCTGGGGCTTTACTAACAGGTATGACGTGGTCTACTTGGTCTGCATCTGCTCCACAGTAATAGCATATAAAGTTATCTCTAGCTAAAACTTGGTTTCTAAACTTATACCTATAAGCCCTGTTTACTCTAGGGTCGCCACGCTTAGCCACGTCTGAACATTTCTTCAGCTTCCGACTCTACGCACTCTATGCACCAAGCTTCATAATCTCTATATTTACTATGGATTATTTCAGATAAATCAGTAGCTACTCCACAGTTTTTACATACTATTAAAGTCATTTAATACCAACCTTTTTTCTTATAATGAGCCCAAGCCAAACACGGGCTACCTTTGTATAACCTATGTTTAGCTATGTACTTTAGCCCTAAGTCTATCTGTTTATAAGGGTTGGTTTCTTTCATCTTTAAAAGCTGTGGTATTCCATAAGCTGTAGAGTAAGGGTTTTTAGCTTTAGGTCTCCAATTGCTTTCTTTAGTCCATAGCTTCTCAATACACTTAAACTCTTTGTATGAGCCTATCTTTATATGAGCATATATTTTATAAGCATCTATAGCGTTTATATCAGCGTTAGCCGGAACTTTCTGTAAAGATAGGCAGCCTAAGAATAGGCATAGAGCTACCCCTAGATTACGCAGCTTGCCCGCGCTATCGCCCTTCGGGGCGCTGCCTGCGCGCAGTAATCGTACCGGCTTAGTCAAGCATAAAGCTAATATGTGGATAACTTGAGCAGGGCTTGGGCGTGTTGTCCACAGCTTTTTACACTCTGTGGATAACTTAATTGCGTACCTGCCGGGCTTTATCCACATCTACCAACGTTATATCTAGTAACCCACAGCGTGTGCATTGTAGGCATTTAACGTTAGGTGGTAGGTGGTCAGATACTACGCGCTCTAGCTGTAGCGTTACGGTCTTGCATTGGCGGCAGTTAGCTTCAATATAAAGCATAGTTTTTAACCCCATTATCTAATAATTATTGGCTTGAAATATGGAAAGAAATCAGAGGCATTTACAAATACATATAGCTTTTTTAGTTCATCTTGGCCCGGGAAAGTGTACATAACAGGCCTTAAATCACGCAGCATCTCTACGTTTAGCATTAGTAAACCGTCCTCATACCTAATTAAAACCCTGTGGTAAGAGTCTGGTAAATCCCTGTGTAAAGGCAGTAAGCTCATCTGTTGCACCTTTGTAAAAGGTATGGGATAAGGCTCACTACTTGGTTTATCTGCCCATTTAATCTCTAAATCGCCTATGTAGTTTTCACGGCCTAAACCCTGTATTTTGTTTATGTGGTAGTCGGTAAAGTAAAACTTAGGCGTAGGGGTCAATATCCACGGGTATTTAGACATTAAGTACGCCGCCACTCTACTTTGGCGGTCTTGGCCCTGTTGCGTTTCTTTAATTGGCTGCACGGCTAGCCCTCTCAGACTCACTTAATAGCTCATCTGGTACAGGCTCACGCTCTGCTATCGGGTCAAGGTTACGCCCGGCCTCTAATAAAACCTCTGCGTGGTCATCTGGCCTTAGCCATTTATCGCCATATTGCCTTAGCCATAGTGGCTCACATTGATTAGCTTTGACTTTATGAGGGCATAAATAACCTTTATATAATTTATTAGTTTTGTTTGAAGTGCCTTCAATTAGCACTCTATGCCCGTGTTTACATATGGGCGGCTCTGGCATTACCTCAGCCCCTAGTTTAGCCTTTAGGGCGCTTATTGACTCAGCGGCGGTAGGTACTGCACCGCCTGCCCCGCGTGTCTGTAATGGCGCTTGTATGGCCTCTACCTTCTCCATATCTTGTCTTGTAGGCCTGCCAGCACCGCCCGGCGTTAGTAAGCCAATAACACGCCCATAAGCAGAGGTTACGCAGTTTTCTACCCAAAAATTAGCATTTACGCCGCGGTCTGACCTAACCTCTAACGCATAATCTACAGCGCTTGGTTTCTCATCTTCATAATTTTTATAAGCCTCAGCTCTAATTAAAATATAACCGTTTTTTAGGTCTATGTCCTCTATGTAGGCTACAAGCCGTAACCCGGGAAACTCTGCGCGCGCTCTTTTAATACGCGCGTTTACATCTTCGTAACCGTCTAAAAAGCTCATTTAGTTACCTCTTTTAAGGCCTTAGCTATATTGCGCCCTCTTAGGTAACCGTCGCCGTGGCCCTCACGGTATCCCGTCCTATAGGCAGCTAACATAAATAAGCCTACTATTAGTACGGTTAAAGTAATTACTGCTATATCAGCTAACATATTTCACCCTTTGTTAAGGCTGATAAAACTACTACACTAAGTAGCCCTCTCAGCGTGTAGTAAAAGTATGAGCCCTAACACCGACATAAGGCAACGCGACACGCTAGCGCTTTAATCTGTCCTCTAAAAGCATTTCATAAATCCGGTCTACTTGGCCCTCTATACGCTCAACGCGGCCTCTAAGGTTATGCCCGCCGTTACCGTCTGGCCTTAGCTCTGATAAATAAAACTTAACTAAATGGCGTACCAGCCCAACCCCTACCGCTGCAAGGCTACAAAGTCCTAGCGATATAGCTAATAGAGTTTGGGCTTGGTTCATTACTTAGCGCCTAGACCAAACTGTTTTTCATTAGGCTGTAATGCTTTAACTAATGGGCCTATTAAACCTGCGATAAAGGCGTTAGCCAATACTTTAGGGTCTGTGATGCCGGATAAGTATAGAGCTGCAACGCTTGCTAGCGCGGCACGTCCATAGCTATAGGCAGCCGCCTCTAGTTTTTTCTTGTCCATTTTTGCTCCTAAATGCCCTTAGTTTATTTGTGTGAGTACCGCTACGGTATGAGTACCGCTAGCAGCAACAGCATATAACGCCTCATGGTCGCCTACGGGTACAGTTAATTTATCACCATTATCTAGCTTATAGCCGTTACTTGTAGTTACGTTTGGCCCGCCTAAATAAATAGCGCCGCCACCTAAATTATGTATATTGGCTGTCTGGTCAAAATCTGATTTAGGTACTATTACTACAGCCTGATTACCTACCACTACTTGTGCGCTAGTTGGCATTTTCTTGTCCTAACTTTGCAATTAGTTTAGCGGCTTTTTTAGCATTTACCGTTATTTCAAAGTGCATTTCATCTTTACGGTTACGGTAATCACCGCCCCACGTTAAGCCATATTTTTTAGCTAGCGCTCTAAGCATTGGCACTTTATCAGCTGGAAACGTACCAACAGCTGCTAGCGGGTGTTTAGTCGCGTTTAGGTCTATCGCTGTACCGCTGCTATGGCAGCTAAGGCGGTCTGTACTGCCGCGTACCATACGAAAAGCATAACCCCACTCATCTAGCGCGCCCTCATCTATTGGCTCTATTAGCGCGTGAAACTCAGCGGCAAAACCTACTAATAACGGTGCTACAGCCTCAGCGCATCTAAGTTTTCTATTAGTGCCGGGTACTGCATAACTCTTAATGCCTATCTCTGCCGGGTCTTTACTAGCAGGCCAGCCGTTATAGCTCTGTAGCATCTATCCAAGCCTGCTCTATCTCGTTCCAATACCAGCCCATACCCTCGGGTCTAGGTGTAGGCGGTTGCCAATTAAAATGATTATCTAAAGCCCAACTAGGATAAGGCTGTGGCGCAATAAATACATCTGCCACAGGGTCATAGGTATAACCTATGCCTGCGTATTGCTTGCGGATATTGTTATTGTATGAAGTGCGCTTTACTGTGTAAGGCGTATTTAGCGCGTAGTAAGTTTCTGTATCTAAACCGTCAATTAGTTGAGTTTCATCTTTGCCAACTGTTACTGCTACAACTATATTATTTTCATCTAAATATGCGTAGTGTGCCATTATGCAAAACTAACTGTGTCTGATACGCCTGCCGCTGTAATTTCTGAAATCTTAAATCCACCGCTTGTGCTTGTGCTTTGTGTAACGCCACCGCTAAAAGTTGCAGTATAAGTGCTAGGATATTTTAGAATTACAATTCCTGAACCCCCGCTACCGCCACTTGTGCCACCACCTGATGCTCCGCCAGAAGCACCTAAACCACCATCACCTCTGTTAGTTGTTCCATTAGAACCATTGGCATTGGTATTATTACCCCCAGCAGTTCCACCAGCTGCATAAGTAATAGATGAGCCACTAATTGAGTTAGCAGTTCCAGCACCGCCATTACCACCTGCAGCTCCTGGTGGCAAACTTCCAGCAATAACACCATTTGAACCAACACCAGAAGAACCACCGCCGCCGCCAGCGGTTGCCGTAGTTCCAATAGGTGTTGCACCGTTGCCACCTGCATAGCCCTCAACAGGTGAATATGAACCAGAGTTTCCCGCCGCGCCAGCATTTGTAGCTGCAACTACATAACCACCACCACCGCCACCAGAGCCACCAGATAACGCTAAACCACCATCATAACCCTGAGCGCCACCACCACCGCTTGAAGTGATAGTCGCAAAAACTGAATTATTGCCAGAAACACCTCTTGCAGTTGTGTAATTATTTGCGCCACCAGCACCACCACCACCTACAGTAATTGTGTAATTTTGTAGAGGTGTTGCCAAAAAAGTGTTTGTTCTATATCCACCAGCACCACCACCACCGCCATTAGCATAAGTAGAACCGCCACCACCGCCGCCACCTGCGCCTGCAACGACTAAATACTCAACTGATACCCCGCGCGGATAATTTTGACTTGCAATAATGCCCAATAAACTCATTACGCTATATCTCCAACTACCAAAAATGTATTTGATGCGGTGCAAATAATAGATGCGGCAGAATATCTAGCGCGTAGTTTAGGTGCTGTTGCTGTTGCACCTGTTGAGTTAATAGTTACCCCTGCGCCTTGCGCTAGCGTTACTTGACCTGCTCCTATCTGCGCTATATTTATTACATCACCCGCGCTAAAAACGCTAGGTGGTACAGTTAAAGTAATTGGGCTTGCGTTATTAAGTGTTACTAGCTGATTAAGATTACCTGCTACTAAAGTATAAGTAGTGCCTGTTTCTGCATCAAACTCTAATTTTAAGCGTAGTACAGCTGTACCGCTAGTAACGCCCCCTGATAACCCTGAGTCTGTACCTGTGGTTATGCCCTCTATATCACCTGTAGCACCGCTAGCAACCCAAGCGCTACCTGTGTAATACCATAAACTATTATTATCTTTAGTGTATGCAAACTGACCTTCTTGCGGTGAAGTTATAGCAGAGTTTCTAGCAGCCTCACTAGCAAAAACTAAAATACCTTGCATTAAATAGCCGTTTACGTCCGCGGCTGTTAAAACCTCACCTGTAGTAAAGGTCTTAAATCCTAAGCCCGCTGCCATTGTTCCCCCTAATAGGCCAATACGCCGGTGTCTAGCACCCCGTATAGGCTTGAGTCTAGTATAAAGCCGTCTATTATCGGCTCTAGTGTGGTTAGTGTCGTTTTCCAGCTGTTAGGCGTAATTGCCATAGCTACGCCAAACACCTGTAAAGTCTTAGTTAAAGTAGATGAGCCCGGTTGGTTAGTAGTAATAGTTATAGGGTCAAAAAAATCTAGATCTAGGGCGGCGATTATGCCGGCATTATAGTTATCTGTGTATAAATCTAAGGTAATGGCATCGCATCTAATAGACGTTTCTTTTCTGCTAGCTACATAGGCTTGAGCGTAATCTAGGGCCGCGGCATCTGTTTGCATTAGTAGATTTTGTTGGTTATAGCTATGGGTAAAATACTTATCTATGCTAGCTTGGTCTATCGCTAGCTGTGTAGTACCGCCTGTACGAGTGATGCTAGCCGCGTTAAATACCAACGTATCATCTAAGCGCCATACGGCATTAAAATAACCTATATTTGTGCCGTTATCGTTAAACACGGTAGGTGTGCCGCCTATGCTAGCTGTAGTAACTTGCCTATCTTGAAATACAAAGCTACCAGTAGCATCTACATATAGCGCCCCGTACTCACTTAGGGTAACTGTCTGCATAGCTGCAAGGCTGGTACGGGCCGTGCCGGGGTCTGCCTGTAGCGTAGTTAGCCCTGCATCTACATCACGCATAGAGGTAGGCCAACCTATTTGGTCTAATATCTGGTTAATGCGTGTGCCGGATAAGTTACCCGCGGTAGCCCCTGTTACTGTGGCTATCTGTGCATTTTGGGCAAGTCTAAACGCATCTACTGCCGTTATTGTGGTATAAACAACGTCTAACGCATTTTTAGGTGTAGTAGTGCTATAGCTAGTAATAAAGCCGCTAAAGATAGGGTAAGTAACACCGCTGTAAGTAGCTGATATAGCTACCTTACGCATAGGGTCAAGCAAACCAAAAAAAGCGCCGCTAGGATTTTGTGGGTTAAAATTGCCGTTTTGGTCTACTATTCTTAAAGTTAATGTACCTGTTTGGAATTGGTCAGCCTGTGGGTTACGGCCTCTATTAGTTTGTATTGAGTCCACTACGTCCGACACGTCTACAATTACCGCCGCGCTATCGCTTAATATATTTGTATCTAATATGCCCTCACCTAAAATCATAGCTTGAGCAAAGCTAGGGCCAGTACTAAAGTTAATTATAGCGTTTATAACTGGCAGGGTCATAGCCCACCGGTGTAACGCAAAGGGTCGCCCTTACGCTCTAAATCTAATATAGCTCTTTGCACGGCTAGGCTTATTGTGTCCTCACTACCTACTACACCTGCATTTACGTTTACTGTTATGTTATCTGCCATACGGAAACGGGCAGGGTCAAAGGTAGAGCCCGCGCCTATACCCGGTGTATCAAATATGCCCATAGCTCTTAGCCTTGCTTGCTCATCACCTAGAGCATTGAGCGCGTTAGTACTCATAGCATCTGTAAGCGTATCTATCTGCTCTTTTAATAAAAAGTTAATACCCGTACCTGTGCTTGTAGCAGCGCGTAAATTAGTTAGTGTTGCTATCTGTCCAGCCACATTAGTAGCAGGCACTTTAGCCGGTACATTAGGAGTAATAGGTGTAATCGGTGTAATAGGTGTAATAGGTGTAGCGCCTAAATTAGGGTTTATTTTTAAGCCTGCCATTTTACCAAGTAATAATAATGCTTCATTTAAGTTATCTAAATCTATAAGCTGTTTAGGCTTAAACTTTTCTAAAATATCGTTTATGTCTTGTAACTTAAACTCTTGCCCCTGCAAAGCGCCTAGTATTGCTAAGTCTAAATTAAGTTTCTTAGCAAGTCGTGTAGCAGCCTCTACATCTTTGGCGGCTATAGCTTCTTCAAGCTCTGCCATAGTTTTCTTAATAGATAAACGGGTTAGGTCATTAGCTAACTGTAGTTTTTGCTGGTCTGTAGCATTTACCCCTAGCCTGTTTATTTCATCTTGCTTAGATAATAACGCTGCCTGTACTTGTATTTTATCTAGGTCAAATATACCTTCACCCTTGCCTAAAGCTAGGGCAGCCTTATCTAAGGCTAATTGGTCTTTCTTTTCTTTAGTTAATGCCTTTGTTAATGTTAGATTTTTTTTAAGATTTTCTTGTTCTTGTCTATAGATTTGACGTCTAAGACGTGCAGCAGAGCGTATTTTTGCAGGGTCATCAGCTGGGCCAGAATCAAATAAACCGCCAAGAGTTTTTAAGCCTCTCAATGCTCCTATAGTTTCTGAAATTTTTAACATTAAAGCTATTACTGGATTATCTTTTAATTTATCAAACTCTTCACCTATTTTACCTGCAAACGCTGTAATTTTACCTAAGGCTCTGCCTATATTTGTACCTAAGCTAATTATTGCTTCTTGGAACTCTTCAACGCTAACGCCTGACTCTTCAAGCCCATCTACAAAACCTTCACCTATTTTTTCTTTAGCTAAATCTGCCGCTTGTCCTATTCTTGCTAACTTACCTGCATAAGTGTCGGCAGCTTTAG